ACGCAAGCTCAATCAAGCCTTGCGCCAACTGGCTTTTCTAAGTCATATCGCATTGATTGCACAACTATCGAAACCGCATTAGCGGCAGATGAATTTGCAAATGTATCACAGGTAATTGAAGCGCAAAATCTACAGCATATTCAAAATGGAAGCTCCGGTGCAAAATCTCTGACATTGTCTTTTTATGTTAAAAGCAACAAAACAGGCACTTATGGTGTAAATCTTTATAAACCAGATAGTACAGCAAGACAGATTACGGCTACTTATGCAATTAGCTCTGCTGATACTTGGGAGTTTAAAACAATTACATTCGCTGGTGATACTGCTGGCGGCGGTATTACTGATGATACTGGCGCTGGCATTCATGTGTATTGGCATTTAGCGGCTGGATCAAACTTTACAAGCTCAGATAGTACATCATGGGGCAACTATGCAGATGCTGGATTTGCATTTGGTCATGCCGTAAACATCTTTGACAACACTGCAAATGATTGGGCTGTAACAGGCGTCCAGCTTGAGGTTGGTACGGTTGCCACGCCGTTTGAGCATCGTTCGTTTGGCGATGAGTTGGCTAGGTGCCAGAGATACTTTGAATCAGTTCGAGCCTATTTTGAAGGCGGAACAGATGCAGGCGGCAGAGATCAGGCTGTTGGCGTTAAATTTTCCGTAGAAAAAAGAGCAGCACCGACGGTAACAAGAACAAACATATCGACTTTTAATATTGCTTCTCATCAAACCGCTGCTGCATTAGACACTGCCGGCGCATTTACTAGAAACCGCACTACTAGCTCAGGCGGAACCACTTTCCACGATCAACTAGATTGCGATTCGGAGTTGTAGTTATGAATATTACCAACGCCAAATATATCGACGACATCACTGGCAAACAGCATGAGTTTATCAAAGCAACCATTGACGGCGAACAGATGGTTGTCCCATTAGACGACAACAATCGCCACTATGAAGAAATCATGCGACAAGTCGCCGCTAGTACACTAACCATTGCAGACGCAGACTGAGGAGCTTTTAAATGGCTACATCACTTGCAAAAGACCAAACCAACTTTCACCCAATTCAAGCTCTTGCCCCTGGTACAACACAGACCATCACTACCAGCGGATCAAGTGCCGCAATCAGCAGTGCCTTTGCTGTTGGGACTACTGTAGTGCGAATTGTGGCAACCAAAGACTGCCACATCACGTTTGGTGCATCGCCGACAGCTACGACATCCTTGCCATTCATGCCTGCTAATCAAGTTGAATACTTCAAAGTTACTGCCGGCCAGAAGTGTGCAGCCATTCAAAACGCAGAGGCTGGCACAGTCTTTGTAACTGAGATGTCGTAATGCTCGGCGGCGTTGGCAACATAGGCACTATGAGTGCCAGACGGCGTGTCATTGCTGCTGCCGGTGGCGGTGGCATAAGTCGCTCTGGAACCGCTGATAGCGATCATGTCCACACTATAAGTGGCTTAAACACGCTGTTTATGATTCCAGAGATACATTATATACAGCAAAGTGTTAACGATAATGCAGAGAACTATTCCGTAAAGGATATTTTGTTTACTTCTGGCAGTAATGCTACTCATACTTTTTATCTTGCAACAAAAGGCAAATCAAATCACCAAACTTTTAATAATGATCTCTGCGTTGGTGCGATACAAATTCACACTAACAGTGAAGTGGTTTTCGCTGGTGGCGCTGAAAATGTAAGTGGAATATTTTCCACGCCAAGCGATGATGTTTCTAATACTGATCCCACAGGACTTACCTTTGGTGCGGTAGGCACAAGTGGATCAGGCGCTACATGGCATGTAAAGAGCAGCACTGGTAGCAGTGGAACTGGTGCAGCAGATTCAATTGCAACAACCTTCCAAAGCACTTCTAATCCATTGCCTAACGCTGGTGAAGAAAATATTGCACAGGCTGCTAGTACAAACTTTTTATATTCTGAAGCAACTGGCTTAGCCCTTAATAATTTTATATACCTAAAATTTTCTGCAAACCTTGCAACAAACACAGCCCATAGATTTGTTTTTGCTTATAATTTTGGCACTACTCCCTCAGACACTGGTGATGACAAAGACGATAATGTTGGGCTTTTCATAGAAAACTAATGAGCAAACCAACAGCCGCATCTGTACAGGCACAGATAGACACACATGAGGCGGTCTGTGCTGAACGCTGGAAGGAAACTATCCTGCGTATTAAACGAATTGAACACATTATGATTGGCACTGCTGGCACAACAATCCTGTTGCTTATTGGGATTATTGTTAATGGATGATCCATGTGTTCTTACTGTTTGTATATGTAGGTGTTGGTGAGGATAAGCGGCTCACTAGCAATGATATGTATTTCCGCAGCGTTGATGACTGCGTGTACTTTGCCCAGAGACTGCACAAACAAGGCAACAACATCACTGCTTATTGTTTGCCAAAATTGGTAGACGACAAGGTTAGGGTCTACTAATGCTTGCGGAACTTGCNGCGGCCAACGCAGCGTTTGCAGTTATCAAGCAAGCTGTATCCAATGGAAAAGAAATTGCTGCCGCAGGTAATGCTATTGCTGAGTTCGTNGGGGCGAAAGAAAAACTACAGCAAAAAGCACAAAGAAAAGGTGGCGGCTCTGATCTACAAGAGTTTATGGCGCTTGAGCAAATTCGTCAGCAAGAAGAAGAACTAAAGCAAATTATGATTTATTTGGGGCGACCTGGCCTGTGGCATGATTGGCANAAGTTTCAGGCGAAAGCCAGAATAGCTAGGCGAGAAGCAGAGCAAGATCGGATCAAAAGGCGCAAGCATCACTTCGAGGTAGCTGCCATCACGTTCATGCTTATTGTAATTGCGTGTGTTTTAGCTGCTATCGTTCTTTTAATTCTGCACCATCAAGGGAGATTATGATGGAAGTGACTATGGAACGCTTTCTGGCGTGGAAGATCCTGCCGCGCGTTATGATGTTTGTGATGACGTTCATGTATATCCGCGTCATTGAATGGTTCATTTCTTTGCCGCCTGAGGCGATGACCTCACAGGCCACAGCCCTAACGGCTACGGTTACTGGCGCAATGACCGGCGCTTTCGCTGTCTGGCTAGGATCTGAAAAGTGAAAACGGTCTGGGTGGTCATACTGGTGACTGCCGTGTCGCCGTTCCAATACAACGTCGCGCCGCTGATCGATGCAGACACTCTCGAGCAATGCCATCAGAAGGCAGTCAAGATTGATCGTGACATACATCGCGAGGACAACCAGCAGATGGTCTGCATAAGGGTGGATTTTGAATGATACAGGCATTGATACCCGCAATCACAGAGCTTGCCGGTGGTTGGTTAAAGGGCAAGGCAGAAGAAAAGGCAGCGCAAGCTAGGGTCAAAGTCGCAAAGGCAGAGGCTGAGGCAGAGGTGATGAAGGTTGCCGCCACGCATGAAGCTGGCTGGGAAAAGATCATGGCAGAGGCCAGCAAGGATAGCTGGAAAGACGAAGCATGGACTATTTTGTTCATCGTGATTATCGCGATGTGCTTCATCCCGCCCATGCAGCCATATGTTGATGAGGGCTTTGCGGTGCTGGAGTCCACGCCTGATTGGTTCCAATGGGCAATGTATGCTAGTATTGCTGCATCATTCGGTCTGAGAGGCATCAAGGGGCTGAAGAAATGAAGCGCAAATTCAAGTCTGTTCCCAAGACTAAGGGCGGCGTTCCCAAGAAGTATGTGCGCGGTGCCAAGAACCCCAAGAAACGTGAGGCAGAAATCAAGCGCACGCGCCGCCTCTACAAGCAGGGCAAACTGACGCCTGCCATGATGGACAAGATTAGCAAGCAGAGGAGCCGAGGATGAGCAAAGCCGCGACCATTGCGAAATACTCGAAGTCGTCGGGCATATCTAAGTCTACACTCAGCAAGGTTTATCAGAGAGGGCTGGGTGCCTACTACAGCAGCGGCAGTAGACCAAAGGTTTCTGCGCATCAATGGGCTGCTGGCAGGGTGCGCAGTTTTGCTACTGGCAAAGGCGGCGCACGCAAGGCAGACGCTGACCTGATCCGTAAGAAGAAAAAGCCAACGGCCAAGAAGGGGAAGAAAAGATGATTGGCAAGCGGCAAAAAGCCAAGATCAAAAAGGTGGCGAAGAAGCTACGCGGTGCCTCAAAAGCGCACGCCGGTCAGGCCAAAACGCTTGAGTCCATGATACGCAAGAGTAACGGAAAGAAGAAGCGCAGAGCATGAACAAGGATAAGCTACGCGAAGAGCTTGCTGACGACGAGGGATGCAAGCTAGAGATCTATCTTGATCACCTCGGCCTACCCACGTTTGGGATCGGCCATCTCGTGCGTGAAGATGACCCAGAACACGGTCAAGCTGTCGGCACGCCCGTCTCTGATGAGCGTGTGCGGCAAGTGTTTGCCCTGGATATCGCCTCGACGCTGGACGAGTGCCAGGTTTTATACCCGGACTTCAACGATCTGCCGGAGGAATGCCAGCTAATCATAGCTAACATGATGTTTAATATGGGTAGACCGCGTTTGTCGAAATTCAAGGGCATGAAAGCTGGTGTTGATTCTAAGGATTGGAACAGGGCGGCAGACGAAATGGTGGACAGCCGCTGGCACGATCAGGTTCCCAACAGGGCCAAGAGGCTCGTCAAGCGCATGAGGGCTTTGTCTGATGGCTAAGACCCCTGCATGGCAGCGCAAGGAAGGCAAGAACCCCAAAGGCGGTTTGAACCGGAAGGGCAGGGCATCTGCCAAGCGGCAGGGCATGAACCTGAAGGCACCTGTGAAGAGTGGGGATAACCCGCGCAGAGCTAGTTTCCTTGCACGCATGGGCAACATGAGGGGGCCAGAGCGGAAGAATGGCAAACCAACGCGCTTATTACTTTCACTCCGCGCATGGGGTGCAAGCAGCAAGGCTGACGCAAGGAAGAAGGCGGCAGCTATCTCCAAACGCAACAAAGCNAAGAAGGGGAAGAAATAATGCCGGGAAAAATGAAGAAGGCCGCGAAGAAGAATGGCAACGGTATGCTGACGGCCAAGCAAAAGACACTGCCGCCAGCACTTAAAAAGAAGATCATAGCGTCTAAGAAGAGGAGATCATAATGCCAATGGGTAAAGGCACTTACGGCTCAACCAGAGGCCGTCCACCAAAGTCTGCCAAGATGAAGAAACAAGCAGCGACAGCTATTGCGATGAAGAAGGCAAAGAAAAAGCCAAAGCGTAGGATGTCATAACTTGTTGCTTTTGGCGTAGCAATCATAACAAATATCCTCGCCAGAGGCGAGTGACACCCAGTTGTCATGGGTATAGTCACAAGCCTTCTGACATCGGGCGCAGTTAAATGGAAGGCTCCTCCTCCTTGTCTTCTGTCTGCTGCGCTTCTTCATTCCTCTTCATCTCCAATCCGGCGTTGAGGCAACGCAGAGCAAGATCCAGCATCTGCGTTGAGTCCATTTGTTTGACATGGCACACGCCATCTAAGCTGACTACTAGCCCATCATTTCTTGGAATAATCAGGAATGTTGGCGTCACCATCAATGATCCTTTCGATTTCACGCTTTGTGATGTACCAGCGGCCCCCTAAACGCTTGCCTTTGATAATGCCCCTGTGGAGCATCGTGCGCAGCATGTTCACCTGAGACTTACTATCGGTGCCAAACAGCACCAAAGACGCCTCACG